GCAAGTGTGCTAGTAACAATATTAAATCGTTGATCAAGTTCTTCTTTCATTGCAAGATTTGAAGTCAACGCTTTCATTTCGTCACGTGTTGCTTCTAATGCATATATAGTAGGAGCAAGCTGATCAAGAATAACTTTAGTAGAAGTAGCTCTTAAATAACTTTGTGCTGCTGTAGTCGTTTGATAATATGTACCCATAACGATATCACTAGTTAGTGCATCAATGATACGTCTAACATCGCGTTCGCAGGTTTCTTGATTATATACAAAAGGTTGTTCTGTAATAGTATTCGAAGTAATATAATAAAATGTATCGTTGCCGTCAAACTTAATAACAGAACCAGTTTGCGGTTTATCTCTCAAACTCGAAATATCAATACTAGCATTTGTTCTTAAGTTTACTGTTCCGGTTGCTTGTAATGTTGCGCCGCCGCCTGTAAATGTAATAGTTGGAACACTTTTATATCCACTTCCGTTGTCGCTAATACTAACTGCTGCAAGTTCGCCTGTGGTTAAATCAACTTGTGCCGTAGCAACTGCTGTTGTTCCACTGACAGCTTCTGGCGCACTAATAGTTACCGTTGGTGTACTAGTGTATCCAGTTCCTGCAAAAGACAGTGTTACACTACCTACTGTTGAATAATAGTCTTGGTCAGCAGTTGCAGTAGTGTATGCTATTGGATAATAGCCATCTGCTAAAACACCTTTTGTACCAAAGTCACTAACTGAGTTTGAAATACTTAAATAACCACCTTTGGTAGTCATAAACCCTACACTACAAAAAACTGAGAAGCAACTAACAATCTGTGTGTAACCAAAGTTAGTAACGTGGAAACCAATGCCGCCTTGCGAAATCTGTGTAAATGCATCTGCAACAAAACTAAACACAAGCGATGCAGGATCGTAATCGTCTCCGTCAACTAATAGGCCGCCGCCTCCGCCGTTGATGTTAACTTGTTTTTCTAATGGAACATTTGGATTGTCTGCTAACAATATTGGTTTTGCACCTGGTGTAATACCTTCAATCTGTACAGTTTCAAATGGTACAAACTCAGTTCCGTCGTTCAACCAAGGACCGTTCATGTTAGTACAGTTTTGTACATATGGCGATGTAGTTACAAGAGCTCCAGGACGTATTCTAGCACACCAACCTGGCGCACGTAATCCTCTAAATGTTATTTGATACAAATAACACGCATTACCCATAAGGAAGAAATCTGAGGTAGGATTTTTTGGAAACACTCTAGTATTTCTAAGTTCACCTTGCCCTGTAACTGTAACAAAATCTCTTAATGTTATCGGGTTATTTTCGTAATAGTCGCCTGGTGCAACAATAATAGTTGACCCAATCGGAGCTACTTCTGATGCACGTTTTATACTAGCAAATGCGCCGTTTTTATCTGCGCTTCTGCCATCGTTGTCATCATTACCATCTTCAGTAACATAATATACGTTAGTAACTTTTGGACCGGTAACATCACCTGTAGTACGCATACTAGCATTTACACGAAACTCCTTGCCCTCGGCAAGGTTCATTTCCATGTCGCCGTCAGATGTAAGAATAAAGGTTTTATCCCCTATCTTTCTACTATGTATAGACTGTCTTTTAATATAACTCATTTACACTTCCAAATAACTTAATGTTGCTGATAGATTTGTTGGCGCTTGTCCTATTAGCATAACTCTGTCTCCTGCTTCCAATATTAATCGTTCTGCCGAGAATGTAAAAGTATCAGCTGCACCAATTTCTAAATCATTTAATATTAAGTTATCGGTTGTTTTGACTGCACCATTAGGAATAATATGAACATCAACTTTAGTATCATTACTACCTGTTCCGTCATTGAGACCTGTATTACATATTAGCAGAGTCGTTAATGCAAACTTCTTTTCTGCTGGTACAGTTAAAAGAGTTGTATCTGTTGTTAATATTGCTGCATTTACTATCGCCATTGTTTCTTCCTTAAAATATAATACTATAAAGCAACGCTTTATTTCTGCTTACAAGTTCGTCTTCGGTACCGTCTGCGTTTATAAAATACAGACCAGTGCCGCCGTCACCAAGTGTTTTACTATATAAAGTACTACCTGCACTTGGTGGGCTTGCTGGTGTTACTTCTTCTGTAAAGTTTAACCAGCCATCTATTTGTACTCTTCCAGTTCCTGAACCTTTTAAAATAATATCACTATTAATACCTGATGTAGTAATAATATTATCATCAAATCTTAGATCTTCAAACTCAACTCTAGATTCAAAAAACGTAGCAATAGTACTTTCATTAATCGATATTTCAGCTCTACTAGTTCCGCCACCTGATTCAGTATCGTATACTTGAACAGTTGTCGGTGATAAAGTGCCTGTTGTTATTTTATCTTGGAAGTTATATGTAAAATAACCGCCAACATAATCAAGCAATCCTCTAACGTTAACCAAACTATCGTCATCTACCGGAACGCTAAGTCCATCTGTCTGAGATGGATCTGGCGTAATATTACTTCCAGTATATGCCCATATTTGTTTTTCATAATCAGTAGTACCAGTAACAGTAACAACTCCAGTACCGCCTCCGATTAAATACAAATCTTGATCGAGTGTTGGAATAATACTACCAGTATGAATACCCGAAAGGTCTCCACTAGCTAGTTTAAAAATAAACGCACCTTCGTTAGCAGGTTCTGCGCCATTACGAATAGTTTTTAGATTTTCATCATAAAAGAACTTTGCATCAAACGCATCAGGACCACGATCAATAATGATACCAGCGCCTCTTCCGTTGCCATCAGATACGTCAGTAATCCCAGCGTCACCGCCAGGATCGCCATTATTGATTGTGATAGTTTTATCATCAACTATTAACTCAGCTGATCCAATACTAGTTTGAGCACCCAATACATCCAAGTCACCGTTAACAGTAACCTTGCCTGTTAACCCAGTGTCAAGAAGAATCTCTCCAGCTGTGTTTATAGAGATTGTGTACTTGTCTACACCTATGCGATTAATGCGTTCAGACATTTAAGTTTCCTTAAACTGCTGTTAGTACAATGTAATCGTTTGTCGAATCGTTTTCTAATGCCCAAGTATATCTAGTACCCGAGAAGTCAGTAGCAACACGTTTTGTGATTTTTGCAATGTTAACTTCAGCGCCTGAGTTTGATCCTACATAACCAAACATTCTCATTTCGCCTTCTGCACTTGGTGCACCATTCTTAAGAACACAAGTTGTTGTACTTGTTGAATCTTTAATGTTTGGCGAACCTACGTTTGCATCTTGTGTGCAAACAAAAGTTTTTGCTCCACGCTGCTTAACTATAGCACCGTCTGTTCTTAATGATGCATCGTAGAATTCTACTCTTACACCTGTGTTGCCATCAGCATCGCCGATTACATCAACACCGTTAATATCTTTTTTTAGTGGACGTCCCATTTTGTTTCTCCTTATGACGTTCTAGGTCTACACAGATGGTATTCTGCGTAAGTCCAGTTTTTCTGGCTCTTTTATACCTACACAAGTATTTATCTAAAAGAATAAAATGGGTTATAATGTTCGTAAAAAAAGGCCTACCGCATCAGTGGGTAGACCTTTTAATAATAAAGTGATAGAGAGGATTACATTCTACCTCCAACAACCTAGTAAGTATTTCATACGTTCAGTTGCGCCTAGTATCAAACAGTTACGTTCGAAATACGTATCTTCATGTCTCCATGCTCATACGCTGCCACTACAGCTACCAGCCAAGTTATTGTCCTTACGAAACAACATTTCCTTGCACTATCTAACAAAAAGACCGTCGTCTTTGTTATGTATTTAATATAACATATACAATACAGAAGTCAACCAATTTTTTCTATTTTTTTAAGATTAAATGCATATTTTTTTCCATTTGATAATAGTTCTTCATATTCAACTACATCACCTATAAGTGCTTTAAAATCTTTAGTTTCAAAAAGAACATCATACAACTCTGGGCCCCATTCTTTAGGGCGTATTATGCTATATTTTCTTTTTTTATTGTATTTTATTATTTGTCCTATTGGCATTATTTTATTACTCCATGCAAATAGTTATCATAAAAATAGACCCCGTAGGGTCTATTTTCGTTTTAGTTAAGTTTAAACTTACGAGAAGCTTAGGTTGTTTGCAGTTACTTCTACTTTTTCCAAGTAGTCAGCTGCGTTACCTAGAGACGAAGCAGTGTTCGATAGCTCAACATATCCATAACGTGTCATGAACGAAACTGTTGGTTCGAATGTACTTGGATCTAGGACAACACCTGAAGACATAAGTGGGATGTATGGGCAATAGAATGCTGCTGCATCTGATTCACTTGTACCTTTGTAACCAACTAATACATCATCATCTGCTGCATATGTGTTTACGTAGATCTTCATTGCGTTGTTCAATGTACCAACCATTTTAGTGTTAGTTGGTGCTTCAAAAGTACCTTCAGTTGTACGTGCAAATGCTGAAGTTGTAGCACTTTGTAGAACTGTTAGGATTGCTGGAGATACAACTGCCCAGTTACCTGCGCCACGGCGTGTACGCTGTGCGATGCGGTTAGCTGCACGGTTAACTAGTACTGCAAGTGCAGCATGTTCGTCACCAACAAAAGTTGCTGTACCACTAACTGCTGCTTGGTCAAATGTATCTGTACCTGTACCAGCTAGTGTGTTAAGAGATGCTAGGACCTCTTGGTCGATCTCAGCAGTAATCTCTTGAGCAAGTGCTGCCATGATTTCTGCTTCAACGTCGATGCCGTGCTGCGACTGTGCGTCTTGTGCGGCTTCGAATGTCCAACGTGCTGATAGCTTACGTGTTTTAGCTTCAACAGTTTGCTTTAAGATCTGAATTGACAAACGGTTACCCGCTGCGCCTTCAAGTGCTGCTGTAGCGTCTGCTTTTGCACTAGTAGCGTTACCACTATATGCTTCAGCAATCTTAAATGGACTTAGTGCTTCTTCACCAGCTACTGCACCGCTTGCGCCTGTGCCTGCTGTGTCGCTGTAGCGAACACGTAGCGTGTGAATCTGGCCAACTGGGCCAGTCATTGGTTGTACGCCTACAATCTCGTTTGCGATGACTGTTGGCATAACACGTCTAATCACTGGTAGGATTACACGGTTTAGTGTTGCGATGTTACCGGCAGATGTAGCACCCGCAGTTGCAGTTTCAGCCAAATACCTACGGGTATTTTCTAGGGTTGAAGCCATTACTGCTTTCTTATTGCCTTGAAGGCCTTCAAGAAGTGCTGACTTGGTATCATTCCAACGACTTTCTAGTAGTTCTGACATTGGTATCTCCTTATTATAATCCAGCTAGACGTTTAATATCAACTACGTTAGAGTCGAATGCGTCTGCTTTGATGTCATTTGTTTGTGTTCGGTTGCCTGTTACTTCTTTTGCCTCTGATAGTACTGCCTTCTTCTTCGCTGGAGTATTACCGTCTATTACCGCCGGCAGGTATTTGTCAAACGATGCTCTTAAACGAGATGTTTGAACTGATTCCAGTAAGTCTGTCATAATGTCACGTTGGTCTTTACTTAATGGTGAAACCAATGCATTAATAGTATCTTTGCGGGTATTTGACTCGTTGATTGTTTTAACCTCGATTGCCTTTGCTTCCGCAAGTTTGATCGCTTTAGCCGCTGCTGTACGTGCTTCTACAATTTGTTTGTTTTTTGTATCTACAACTTTAAGCAGTTTTGATGTCTCTGAACTTTCGTTCAAATAACTGTGTTGATATTCGTTAGCAAATGCTTCGAATAACTTACGGCCAAAATCATTTTCTCGTGCTTGATCAATATCTTCTTTGAGTGCTGAAATTTCTTTCTTAAGTCCTTTAGCAACTGTTTCTGATACTAATGCTGCACTTTTCTTAATAAAGTCTGATTTAACTTTATTAACGTGTGCTTTGCCTTCACGTACTAAACGTACTTTTGTTTCGGCAAGATCTTTTTTATCTTCGTAAAACTCTGCAAGTTCTTTTGCAAGTGATTCAACTACAAACTCTTCTAGAGCAACAAACTTATCCTTTGTTACTTTTTGATCTGCGTGTAGTTCCTTGATTTCTTTTGCTAGTTGTTCACTAACAAATGATTTCATTAAATTGGCATTTTTACGCTGTGCAACTGCAAACTTAGCTTTTGCTTCTGCTAGTTGTTTGCGGTCATCGTGGAACTCTGCAATTTCTTCTGCTAATTTTTCACTCAACATTGCATCAATGGCTTCCACCATTGTTGTTTTGTCATGTGCATATTTTTTAGCAAATTCTTCGCGAAGTTCCGCAGTAGCTTGAAGTTTATTTTCTTCAACCTTAGCGTTCCATGCTTCCTCTAGTTCTGAACGCACTTCTTCCGATAGTGCTGAGTTTTCGAAGAGTGATTTAAGTGAGTCTAACATATGATCTCCTCTCCTAGTTAGCGGAGTTTGCTTATTACATCTAATAAGCTCTCTTTTAAATATTTTTGTGCCTGTTTATCGCCTTGTACTTCCCTAGATGTTAGGAACGCCTTATAGCCACCTTTGCTGTTCATAAGATGTTCGTATATCGGTGTTGGGTAGGCGCCCGGAGCACTTGGCTGGGCAACTACATCTACTGTTATAATCTCAAAATCGGAAACTTCTCCGTTGCCACTTTCGCTGACATTACCACTACCTCTCGATGAAACACCTAGTTTAACACCTGCCTCAAGCATTGTTTTAACTAGTTGTCCCATCGGAGTTGGTAGTATTTTAAGTTTACCGTAACCGTTTGGGCCATCCATCCACATTTCTGTGATCATATGGCTTACACGGTCAATGTTTATATTAAGTCCTTCTGGATGATCTACTTCGCCTAGTACTGAAAAACCATTGCTAATCTGCTCGTTGAGCGTGGTGACAGCCCTGCCAATTTCGTTAACGGGATATACACGTTGATTTGCGTTGCGTACTCCGCCTTGAATACAAATACCTTTCATAAAAAGATCCTTGCCCTCATTAGCAGACTCAACAATCACTTTAGCTTGATCAAAACTCAAACTTTCGCTTAGTAAATTCATACTTCAGTCCTTACTTCGCTCTTTTTGGAGCGCCATTTAAAGGTGAACCTGCGCCTGCGTCTTGGTTAGGTGCAGCACCTTTCTTCTCGGCACCATGGCCGGGTTGGTTTGACATTTTTGTCGCCCCTTTAGCACCAGGAACATTTACGTTCTTGGTATTCATATCTTTTGCTGTTGGAGCAGCTAGACCACCTTGTGTTCCGCCTGTTCCGCCGTCGCCACCTTTAACTATGTTAGCACTTGTGCCGCCCATGTTATTTGGTTTTGCTGTTGGTGATTTTGCGTTTGCGCCGTTGTCGCCCATTTTAGCTGGTGCTACTTTGTCTGCATATTCACGCATTACTTCACTTGCTGACTTTGCAGTTTTTGATTCTTCTACTTCTTTGTCAGTAGCTTCTTCAACTTCTTCGTCTGCTTCAAATGCATAAGATTCTTCTTCTGGCTCTTCTTCGCCGCCCATATCCATGTCTGCGTCATCGCCGCCCATGTCCATGTCCATTCCGCCTTCTTCGCCTTCTTCGCCTTCTTCGTCGCCCATCATGGCTTCAAATTCTGCTTTTAATGCTTCTAGCTCGTCTTCTAAGTCAGCAACACGATCTTCTACGTCACCTTCTTCGTCGCCCATGCCCATGTCTGCGTCATCGCCGCCCATGTCCATGTCCATTTCACCTTCGGCATCGTCTGCGCCTGGCATTTCGATGTCCATGCCTAGCTCGTCTGCTGGGTCACCTTCACCAAAGAAACCTTCTTCAACTTCTTCATCAGTTGTTTCTTCTAGGTCTTCATCTGATTCATCTAGGTCTTCATCATCAGACTCGTCTAAGTCTTCATCTGATTCATCTAGGTCTTCATCAGTTGCTTCATCTACTTCTTCATCAGTTGTTTCTTCAACTTCTTCATCTTCTAGTAGTGATTCATAAATATCTCTTGATTTTTCCACTACGATTTCGTGGAACAATGCTTCTGCACCTTCTTTGTCTTCATTTACAAGACGCTCAAGCATTTCTTCAAACTTGTTGCGATCAGTCATGTCATTCTCCTTTATTGTCAAGGCTGTCTATTATATTTACACTTTATTTAAAATATACGCTGAAAATGGGCTCAAAACGGCCCATTTTATTTTTTATTAAAGAATTTTATTAAATTCCTCATATGTTATATGCGATAGATTACTTAAATCCTTTAAATGATCCGGAATATAATCTTCTATTGAGCTTAGTACTCGGTAGTATTTAGTCTTTGGATGCTGATTTATACACATCATTGTTTGTCTTTGCCAGTTTCCATAATACGTTGCTCTGTCGTTAACGTTCTTATAGTTCCTACTACCTGCATATATATTATTAACTAGCTGATTATCTTTTCCTAAACCTACATAGTCAAATCCTAGTATATATATTTCTTTATGATCGTGCTGACTTGCTAGTAGCAATGCTGTTGGACCACTACTCCATCCTTTGTTTGGATTCATAATATTAATATTAGGTGTTCGTTCCGTTAGTTTATTTCGGTTTGAATGAACATTATATTTTAGGTGATATTCAGTTTCGCTAATTTCGATAATCATTTTAGTATCAACACATACTAAATGATCTGGCACAAATTCTCTATACAATCCATTACAACCATAGGTTGTGCCTTTTGCTTTTAAGTTATGTAAGTTGATTACAGAACGGCTAGTACCGTTTCCAAGTACAAAAGCTATTTTATTTGACATTAGATCCCGCCGGCGGCTGCTTGTGCTGCTAGACCGTACATTTGTCTAACATAATTAAGATCCTTGGCTTTTTGTTCAGTGTGGGTATCAGATGCTTTACGGGCACGATTAATATCTTTTAGAGATAATCTACTTTTCCTATTGTCATCAACTTTAACAATGCTGATGTCATCTTCAGCATTGTATGTATTGTCCTCAGTAGGCTCCATTGTTTCTCTGTCGAAGTAATATAGTTCTCTAAGTATCATATTGTATTTATATCGTTTGTGCCGGATTTGGTTCTGCGCCATCGCCGCCAAGTTCGTTTCCTGTATTTGTTTCGGGTGCAGTATCAGTTCCGCCGTCAATGCCGCCTTCATCTCCACCTAACTCGTCTTCAAGTCCGCCAAAGTCGCCTGCAAGATCAGCGCCGCTTAATCCAGCTCCTCTCATTTCGCCTGCCATGTCGTCAGTAACAAGATCAGTTAAGTTTTCGTCATTTTCTTCACGCCATAAACGTTCGTTCTCTGCTATTTCTTCTGCACTTAATCCTAAGAATCTTTCAAGTGCAAATCTATTTGAAATATACGGAACAGCTGCCATACTTGTAAATGTGCTTATTCTATTGTTGTCTAGTTCTGCTTGTCTATATGCTGCAAAGTTCTGTGGCGGTGTTAATCGTAAGTCAAACATTGCATAATCAATGTTTGCACCTTTACTTTGCAAAAATAGTTTAAACTCACTATTAAAATCTTCGGCCATCATATCTTGCAAACGTTCGCAATATTTGTTAAATCTTAACTCTTGAATGTATGCTGTGCCAACTCGTCCATCATTATACTGTGATGCACCGTCATCAGCGCCAGTAGGCAAGTAGGAACTAGGTATACGCAGACCGCGTACTAGTTTGTTAGTAAAGTATCTAAGATCATCAATCTCGCCTAAGTTAGTACCGCCTGGTAGTGTTTCAACTTTTGAACCACGTCCTTCAGCTGTTTGTGGGAAAAAGTAATCTTCGTTGATTGACAGTGGATTATAACTACTGTCTATAACATTTGTACCTCCACCTGTCTTACTTGGGATACGTCTTTGATGTATTTCAGTTTTAACACGTTCCACAAACTGCATAGCAAGGTGTGAAGGCATGTTGCCCACATCAACGTAGAATACTCTTCTTTCAGGAGCACGTTGAACACGATAGATAATAATCGCATCTTCTAATAACTCCTTTTGCTTGTATACTTTAAAAATACTTTCAAGCAAACTATTACCAAAAGGATAGTTTTGATCTAACCCTTCACTTAAACTCAAATGCAAAACATGTTGTGCATCAATGTATGTTTCGTCGTGTTCTTGTGCAAATCTACTAGTGTTTCCACTTGGTGTATGATTATTACCTACGCCAGTTCCTCTTTGAACTTGCTGATATCCGTTAGTTCCGCCTGGTCCATAACTGTTTTGTGTGTTTAATGGTGTTGCTTCCAATGCACCAAATGCAAAGTTTAGATTTTTTACAACATACTGTTCTGGTTTTTTGCCTTCTGATTCATTTACAATGATTTTTGTAATCTGACTAGGATCAACATGAAATAGTTTCTGTGTTTCAGGATCTCTAATAAAAAACTGATCACCGTATTTAAATGTATTGCGTATAGTTCTAAACATACGTGTTTCAAACTTGTTTAGTTTACACCATTGCTGTAGATACTGTCCAATAACTTGTACTTCGCTGTTTGTAGGTGCGCCTTTAAAATCAAGACGGAAGTGTGTTTTGTTGTCGTTGTTTTTTTGTGTACAAAATTCAGCTAGAATATCAAGTGCAGCATTAACTTCGCTATCACTATCCATAGTGTTGTATTGATTATAACGTTCAATACGATTTGGTGAGCCAACATAAACGTCAGGCAAGTGAGATGAATAGTTAGCTGCGGCCGGTCCCATGCCGCTAGATCCTTTTTGACTAAACGGACTGTAGCTTCCGTTTGTGTTATCACTTGTAGGAACTGGAGTAAAATGTTTTTTCCAACTCATATTGTACCTTTCAGCATATTGCCTTGTAGACTTTTTGTAGCTCTAAATGTTTTTTGTTGCGCACTTGCTGAGGATGATTCTATAGTTACAAGTGCTTGTAGCTGTTGTATCATTGTATCAAACTTACTTGACATTAAATTACTCATTTGTTCTGCAACATTATTATTACTTATCGTATTTTGTCCATTTATGCCATTGTTTTGAACATTGCTATCAAGACTTTTAATACCTTTCATAAGATTTTGCATAACACCCATACTAGTATTTGCACTCATAACAGTAGCTGGACCACTAATAAACTCAGGGCCAGCTTCACCTACCATGCCGTATTCATTAGCGCCGATGCGTCCGCCTTCTGCAAATCCGCCGGTGTATCGTGATGGATTAGATTGAAATCTTGCAACTTTACTCATTGTTTCGGATTGTATAGCTGCCAATCCATCAATTGAGTTTACTATTGTCTCACTTAAATTGGTTTCAGCTTCTGCAATTCTGGCTCTTGCGGCTTCGGCTGCTTCTCGTGCTGCTCGAACTGGTGGATCTAGCGCATTAAGCCCTTGTTGAGTTAGTGTTGCTAACTCTGCTACAGAAGTATCTAAAGCTGCGTTTGCCTCTGCTACTTCTGCTCGTGCTGCTTCTACATCGTTTTGTGTAGTTGTTGCTGTGTCGTTAACTACTGTGTCTGTGCGTTCTCCAGTTGCAGTTGTAGTTGCTCCTAAAGCTTCAGCATCAGAAGTTGCACTTTGTCCGTTTTGTACTAGTTGACCAAGAATGTTTCCATGACCTTGTCTCATTACTTCGCTACTTGTATCAAGAAATTCGGCTGCATTAAATAAGTTGTTGATGCCGCCGCTTAGTTCTTGAGCTATTTGATTTGCGTTTGGCATTACTTCTGTTATTTTTTGCAAGGCGGCAACAGCTACATTTTCAATATGCGGAATAGTTGTTTCCATAACTGACGCTGTTAGTGTGCGTAAGTTTTCTTGTATTTTTATAGTTTCGTCAAATATCCCTGTGACTTGTTCTGTTTGACGAGCTTGCTCTTGGCGTATTTGTTCATCAAGCTGCTCTCTAGCCTCTTCAGATGTCATAGTTCCATCTCTGACACTATCAACAGCGTTTTTATAATCATAACTGGCGTTACTAGCATCAGCAAATGCACCTGATATATTACTCATGCCTCCAAGCATTGCAGTTTGTCTAAACTGTTCTGTGTTTTGATAATCAATTGCTGCGCCAGTTGCTGCTTCTAAACTACTTTGGAAACTGCTAATATCGCCAGCATTAAACTGTTGGGCCGCAGCATACAAGTCGTCAGCACCTTGACCCATTGCAAGCATTGCACCACGTGTTGCTTCAGTAGTTGGTGCGCCTCTAAGAGCGATATCTACAAATGCATCAGCAGCATCTTTACCTAGTGTGTTTTGTAGCTCTACTAACTTGTTGGTAAATGCAGTTTGTTCTTCAGCAGTTTTACCAGTTAAAAACGCATTAACATCGCCTTGACGTCTGCGTTCTTTCATTTCATCAGCTATTACATCACGTTGCTTGCCAGTTAACTTTGATAGTCCATCTAGTTCAACCATTAGATTTTTAGCAGCAACAGCTTGTTGTTCTACACTTGCTCTATCTGTTCTACTGTTAGCATCACTTAGTTCGCCATAAAGGGCAAGATTTTCATTTATGTCTGCTGTTGTAAAACCCAACTGTCGGAGTTTGGTTCCTAGTTCTGCGCTATCAAGAATAGTAGTTGATACTGCTTTAAATCTTGCCATTGCTAGATCAGTTGTACCGCCAAATGCTCTTAAACTTTCAGAATTCTTTTTTAAGAATCCAGTCATTTCCTCAACACTTAAACCAAGTTCGGCGGCAGATACCTTTACATCTTTTATTTCTTTGCCAAATGTAGCACCAACATTAGTAAGTTGTTGGTATTCAGCAAGACTAGCTTCAGCAAACTGCGACAATCCGTCAACTAGTTTGCCAACAGTATTTCCAAACAATCCAGTGTTAGCAGAAATTGCACCACTGTATGCAGATAGCTGTTGCTGGCCAGTGAGTAATGCGCCGCCAAGACCAACTGCTGCTTTAGTAACACCAGTAAGGCCGCCGGTTGTATTATTCAATGTACCTAACAGTTTACTTATTGCGTTGCCGCCGACTGCTTCTTCTGCCAAAACGTTAAACTCCTACTTAACTATGAAATAAATATAGCTAGTAGTATTTACCTAATAGGAACCCCCATGGAAAAAACAGAAAGTCCACTAAAAAAATATCGGAGACAGCCTAAGTTATATCTAAACATTCCTAGCAATGGAAAATGGTATGATCAAAAGACCGTAGCCGAAAATACATATACCAATCTTGCAGTGTTTAGTATGACAGCAAGTGACGAAATATTATTTAAAACACCCGATGCTCTAATCAATGGAGATGCAACTGCAAATAACATCAGCAGTTGTATTCCTGCTATATTAGATCCTTGGTCTATTAAAACATTAGATCTCGATGCAATACTTGTTGCAATAAGAATGGCATCATACGGCGAAACTATGTCAGTTACTTCTAAATGCAAAAAATGTAATGTTGAAAACTCATATGAAATTAACTTACAACATTATTTAGATTTCTTTTCAACAAGAGAGTTTGAAGATAAGATATATCATGAAGATTTTTGCCTACACCTCGAGCCATTGTCTTATAAGAAATGGACTGAAATTCAAAAACAACAAACTGCGTACCAACGTGCATTAAATCTAACAGTAGGTAGGATTGATGATGAAAAAGAAAAAGAAAAGTTTGTACAAGACATTATTGATAAAATAAATGCTTTAGTTGCACAAGCAATACTTGATCAAGTAGTTGCTATCGAAGTTGACGGACATATTGAAAATGATAAAAAAGAAATTAACGATTTTCTAAATGATGCCGAAGTAGTACTATTTCATAAAATTAAAAAGATGATTGAAAAGAATACATTAGAGTGGAAAATACCTGCTGAAGAAATAAAATGTACCGAGTGCGGTCACGAAGATACAGTTAGAATATCATTGGACACATCGGATTTTTTCGTACAAGGCTAACGAGACTCGATGATTCTGAAATACTTTCGTTAGCCAAGGATTTTGAAAATAATATCAAACAAATAAAAGACAATGCATATCGTTTGAGTTGGTATATGCGTGGTGGGCTTTCGATTGAACAAATACTCTATGATACTGATTTAGAGGATCATGAGATTATTAGTAATATTATAAAAGATAATATTGAAAACACAAAAAGTAGTAAAATGCCGTTGATTTAATTATTGAGGACCTGGAACAGCATCAGGGTTTGTCGGCATACCTGGTTCGCTTGATGTACTAGGATCAGCACCTGCTGCTGGTTCTGTACCTGCTGCTGGTTCTGTTGCATCAACTGGATTTAGATTCATTATACCAGCTAATAATACTTCTCTGCGTCCTTCAGGTATATATGGAACTAGTTGGCTTTTTATTCCTGGAGGAAATAGTAAAGTTCCAAAAACTAGTTTAGCCCATTCACTTTCTCCGTAGTATTCACCTGTAACACCTTCTGTTTCTTTTGGATCGTATCCTGATATTGCTTTAGCCAATGCACCGGTGCCAAACTTGCCATCTACAGCCGCAGCCAATCCAGCTGTTACAGATTCTAAACTACGACCAGTTAATACAAATATATCTTTAAACGAACTATCAACAATCACTTCTGCTATCCAACGTTGTATACTCGATGAACTTAAAATTAGTGGCACTACTATCCACAACGCCTCGGTGACAATCAAACTTATAAAAGATACAGGAGCGCCAACTCCTGTAAGTGCAACAGCTACTTGTCCGCTTCTAATTACAGCTTTGATTGGTTTTAATATTTGTTTTACAAATCCAATTTTTCTAACCAACAATAATATTTGTGCAGTATAATATGCTACAATTTGGCCTTGTAGTATGCTTCTAATATCTTTTAATCTCTGGATATCTGTTCCTGGAGGAGCATTGTCAATTTCTTGATTTATGTTGACAACCTCTATCATCATTCCCCAGAAAGGTCCAGCAACTGCCATAGCCTTTGTTGCTATTCGGACTACAGGATTTTGTAGAATTTTTATAAGAGTGCTATTCTTAGCTTTTGCAACATTTTCAAAAGTTTCTGCTGTTGCATTTGTAATGCGTCTTCCTAGAGCAAACCGTTTGTTTACTGTACCTTTTAATCCGCCGGAGCGTACTTCTTTGTCAATAGTAGATGTAACTTGAGCCGGAGTCTTGTTGCTGCTGCTCAGTTCATCTACTCTTTTTTGAATAGCTCTGGCTTCTGTTTCACTAGCAGATTCAACCATAGTTGTTTGATCAGGTAAAAATGTTGCCCACTTATTATCACTAAGTTGTTGTACACCTGGTGTAAACTTAAACCCACTTCGAGGAATTGGAGTACTAGTTCTCCACTGCGCTGTTAGTTGTCTGCCAACACCTGATGGCGCAGGTCTACCATTACCACCAGTAGGATTAACCTCAGTCCACATAGCACCACGCCATTTGTATGTCTTACCATCGAGCTCAGCAGTGGTATCAATCTCGGGCATCCGAGTATCAGTTTCATCTTCGAATATAAGATGTGTTTTTCTTAATGTGACTTCACTTAGTTTCATAGAACTGTTCCAACTATCATAATGTATTTATAACTTATTAGTTGAACTACGTTCAACTGTGTTTTCGTTAGCACTCAACACATTACATATTAAATATAATAGCATATCACATAAGTGATATGTTTAAGTTTCATGTAGATTGTTTCAGTCAGACGGAACCTGTTACGGTCCCATCTAATCTCAAAATACGCTTCATGTGAGTCGCACCAGCCGAGACATTGGAAGTAGGTTATTGTTTATACACAAAGTACAATGGGCTCTGACCTTTCCCAACCTACGTCGACATCGCTGTTTCCAGCTACCTCTTGCTTCGTTCCTATTGCTAAAGAGTTTTTATGTACTGTGTTTGTGTTTTTCGACTGCCAACAAAACAATCTATATCAACCAGTGAGCCCAATTTGTTTGGTGGCTTCCTACCTCTGGGTAGTCGATCAATATGTTACGTGTGCTTCTATACGAGAGCGTTTTCCACAGCGGTATTGTAAACTGGCCCGCCAACCTTAGGTGTTGGAATGTTTTGCCTGTATGTGATGTTCTAGCAATGCCTGTTTGAGTTTGTCTGATCCACCGACTCTAACATTAATGATACCGTTGTAGTAATCATCTGTTTCGAGTACTCGCCTATCAAACTGCTCTCGTGCCTCTATGTAGGACATTTCGCCCCTACCTTTACATAGGTATAGTATTTCTCTTGTAAACTTATCTGAGCCTAGTGCAGCTACATCTGCATTTAGTCTGTCTGAACTACCGTAGTATGTTCTCCAGTCGCTTTCTTTGTAGCCTCTACGTTTGTTCTTCTTGCCTTTTAATGGTGGCTTAGTAGTCTTAAACTTTGCTAGTTTTTTGCCTATGTATTTTTGACCTGTAGTAGTATTAGTAATAAGATAAACAAATCCTTCATACTCGTCTGGTATTTCAGTTATTTCTTTACCTTGATATATCCAACTACTCATACTATTATGTATTAGTTTGACTAGAAGGTCGACCTCTTTATTGGATTATATTTTTCTTATGCTTGTTAATATATTCACTTCCAAACATATTGCTAAAATAATCTATTGGCCATTTGTTTAAGCCTTTGTTGTATTCTTCTACATTATTATACATTTTCATAAATTGGTCAATCGATTTTTTATTATTTGACGAATGTATTTCGTGTAATAACTTTTCGTTACGTACTCTACGAATGTATAATTCTTGTTGCTCCGGTGTTGACTTTGTTGGCCAATCGTCTAAATCTTGAACCCAGTTGTTTGCAATGTCTAACCAGTTCACATCTGGAAATGCTGTAACATATCCTACAACACTGTCCATACAGTTTGCCTGTTCGTAATATTTTTTCTTAACAAGACCTTTGTGGTTAAGCTCTTTACCGATGCGTCTCATATCTTGCCAGAAATGATTGTCTCCACGTCTACTCAATGTGTAATGTACTGCTGTAAAATCTGCAATGTCATCAAAATAATATGTAACCTTGCGATTGTAGTAATCTTTATCGTAATCACGTTGTAACATCCAAGCAATGCGTTTCATACAAGAGATGCTGCTTACAACAGCATTTGCTTCGAGAGGATCAATAAATCCTGCCGCCATTCCTACAGCAAATGTGTTTCCAACATTGGGAGTTTTAAGTCTTCCTGGTGTCCATTTTAAATTTCGGGGCTCTCTTATTTGTCTGCCTTTAATAATACTGTGCCAATATTTTAGTGCTTCATCGTCACTAAAGTATTCGTCGCTGTACACAAGTCCAGTACCGATACGATTATTAAGAGCAATACTAAACTGCCAGCCCATGTCACGTCTAATACTTCTAGTGTAGTTAACTTGTTCTGTTTCTTTGTCTTCATACTCAATAGGACATACCCAGGCACTATTAACTTTGTTCGCTGTGTAAGTATGAAACTCATTGGTTAGTTTTCCAATCAATACTCTTGACAGCCCTGTACAGTCGACCCAAATGTCACTAGTAACTTCACGTCCGTTGTCTAATACAACACTAGTAATGCCTTTATCGCTTGTATTAACTTTATCAATGTGTGCAATAGTTTCGACTACATTATATGCTTTACAAACATTTTCTCTAATCCAAGGAGAAGTTTTTTCTGCATCGATGTGATAAGCATAGGTTGCAGTTGCTGGCAGTAAGTAGTTGCCATCGTCGTCAAACGGCATTTTTAAATCTTTACAATACTGATAGCCTTCAGCATTGTGATGATAAACATCCAAGTCTGGTGCGCTACGATTTCTAAACACATCTAACCAAACGTCTGTAGTTTTAATTTCATTTGGAAAAGTACTAGTAATGTTTTTCCAAGTAAAGTCTTTGTCAAGTCCATTACTCCAATGGAACATACGAAGTACATCTGGCCCATCAGCAGTATCAGTCCAATCTTCCATGTTGTTGCCGTATTTGAATACTGCACCTGTTTCTCTCATAAAACGTTTTTCATCAACACCCAGCCCTCCAAGTAGTCCTGGTAAATGAGGTGTAATACTTTCACCAACACCGATAATACCAACTTTCTCGCTATGAATCATTTCAACAGTTGCATTAGGAAATTCTTTTGCTAAGAAACAACTAGACAATGCTCCAGCTAACCCGCCACCAACTATTGTAATTTTCATTTATTTTTTTCCTTTTCGGTACTCGATCATGTGTGCTTCGTATTTGTCTATAATCTCATCTTGTCTTTGTTTTGCTAGACTCATTAAGTTTCTTAACTCACGACGAGCAGTACGCTTGGTGCTTTCGCTAGGCCTACGTTCAAATGTTTCACTTGCCTTCAAGTATCTTAATACTGTTTGCATTATCTGATCGTGTGTGTCATTCATATTTATTCTACGATGTCAATATCGTTTTCATAATTTGTAAATCCATTTTCTTTAACAACTTTCATAACGTGACTAACCCTACCAATCAACTCGTCTTTGTGTGAAATAAGGAAAACATTTTTGTTACGCTCTCTGCCCATCTTCTTTAGTACAGCAAGTGCAGATTCAACACCAGCAGTGTCCATACCTGAATCGATTAACTCGTCAATGAACAACAAGTTAACACCTTGATATAACGATTCCCAAACGTCACGGAATGCAAAGCTCATACCAAGTATAAGTCTGTTGCGTTCTCCTCTTGACAAGTTGTCAAAGTCTAAGTCTTGTCCTAGTTGTGTAATCTCAACACTAAGATCATTTTGAAACTGTACTTGATGCGGCAGTCCTAGTCTGTCAAGGTAATATGTAAGTCTGTTGTTGAGGTACAATAGATTTTGATCAATAATCTTTTTACGAATAAAGCTATCTTTGTTTGTTAATAGTTTTAACAAAAACTCTTGGTGCTCTTTAACTACTGTCAAGTCATTAATAATACCCCAATCGATCTCTTGTAATGCAGTATTAGTCAAGTCATCTATCTGTGCTTGGTACGGATCTTCTTCTTGTCCTTTGTTTTCTAATGCCGATCGTAAGTTGTCTACATTGTTACGATGATCATATGCTTCTTTAGCACTTTCATAAAATGTAGTTGGCTTGCCATTGATATCGCCAATCTCTTCAAGAGACTTCATTACTTCAACTACTTTATCTGCAATCTCTTGATGATAGGTAGTTGCATCAAGTAGTTCTTTGTCTTTGCGAGACGCAATCTCTGCTTTTTTATCTGCATGTAGTTCCTGGCCACATGTGTAACAGGTTGCATCCTCAAGTTCTGCAATGTCTTTAGCAACCTTTTTGACACTCTTATCAGCTCGTACTAGTGCAGGCTCTAGTGTGCTTAACTCTTTCCTTAAAGAGGTTATTTTGTTGTTGTGTTCAGTCCAGTTGGCTAACTTTTCATGTGCTTCAAGCTCTTCTTCAATGTTTAGTTTTTCTAACTCGTCAATGCCTGCAGATAACTTTTCTTGATCCTGTCTACTTTTACTTTGCCATGCACGTTGTCTACCAGCAAGTGTTTCGATGCTCTGTTGAATCTTTTTATTTGCAGCTTCAATGGCATCAATCTTTAGTGTTTCTTCTTTGATAACATCTTTTGTCTGTCTTACTTTATCTTTTAATGCATCTGCCTTCTCGGTGATGATGGTAATACCAAGTAGCTGCTCAATGATAGCACGTTGGTCGTTTGCTCTCATACTAAGGAATGGTTCGGTGTAAGTATTAAGTGCAACAACATGTTTAAACATGTCATGACTCATATCTAGTAATGCACCAATGTCTTCTTGTGTCTTACGACTGTCACCTTGCGACTCGTCGTGCAACTCGTCTTTTTGTTCATGATTGTTTATATAAAACTTTAGTACATTTGGTGAACGTCCACGTTCGATACGATATTGATTGCCTGCCTTTTCGAAATTAAGAGTAACTAACATGCCTTTGCTGTTAGTTTTATTGATCAAGTTGTTGCGTTTGATGTTTGTAAGTGCAGTACCATACAACGCATATGACAACGCATTAATGATTGTTGTCTTGCCTGTACCGTTACGTGATCCTGTATCGTCGCCACCTTGATCTAAGTTCTCTCCAAGTACTAGAGTTAGTTGTTCTTTGTTAAAATCAACTGCTTGGGTAACATTACCCACACTCATGAAGTTTTTTACTGTTAGGTCTTTAATTTTTATCATGTTAGCTCATTGTAAATGTCTAGTAAAAGTTTTTTATCGAACGTCTCGGTGTCGATGGCTTGTATCTCTTTGCTTACAATCTGGTCTACACTTTCAAACTGTGCAATATCAAGATCGGAATTCATTTCTTCGAGATGCTTCTGTGGAATAAGTGTAATCTCACGACATTCATATTGCTCCATGAATGTTTCTTTGATGAAACTAGCCTCTTCGTAACTAATATCAATGTCGAGTGTCACTCTCATGTACATGTTTGGTTTGATGAGGGTGTCTTTCTCGTCAATCAACTGGCTTAGTTTAACTGTACGGTACTTAGGACAGTCAGCCCAATCGATGTACAACGGTTCTACATCATTCTCTTTGTCTAGGATCATCATACCACGTGCATCGTCCCAAGCATCAGCATAGTTGTGTGGAAAAGCATTACCAATGTAATGTACTTTGCCTTGCTTCTGACGTTTGTGGAAGTGACCGCTGAACACATACTCTTGGTTCTTGAAGTGTTCAGCTTTTAATTCTCCGTGGTCGGGCATTTGTACCATAGCGTTCATATAGAACGATGGGAGTTCAAAGTGACCAAACAAGTATTTTGCTTTTAACTTTTCAATCTTCTTCCACTCATCGCCGACTAACCACGGGACC